CCCGGAAGACAAATGTCTCTAATAGGTAGGAGATCTGAGATCCGGAGAGAATCACACCTCAAAGGTTCAAATGTATATAATTACAATGTATGTAAAGATAGTGACTTGCCACCTGATTTGTGTAACCCCTCTTAGCACCTCACCCCACTCCATGATTTGAAAGTTATGTATGTATGCATCAGGCTTCGCCTTCATTTGCACTAGTAAATGTTTCCATTCCATACAATCTCCCTTGTCACTTCATCGTGGGGAACTCCCCTACCTATCGTAGACAAATGTCCCTTACTCATATTTTGGCGACGGTCGGTGAGAACAGTACAGGTCAATATCCTTAAAGATAACTGACTTGAAACAAGCCTCACCCTCCGTAGCTACCACCCTCTTCTTACCCTCTACTCTCTCTTCCTTCCAAATGCCAAGAAGAACACCTTGTTTAAATTGGCGCTTCTTTTCTCTGACTAATTCGCTTCGTTTAAAGGCTCTCGGATTGTTTCGAGAGTACAGTAACTCCGTGCCTACGTCTTCTGCGTCTATGATCATGTTATCAGCTTTTATGAAGCCAGTAAGGAAGCTATGCTCCCAGAACTGGTCTTCCATACCGAGGAATCGATCCATCCAATTGAGATCGATAGGCCGAAACTCTCTCTTAATTCCAAGATCGTCTTGGTGAGAAGTCAGTTCGGACTGTAAGGCCCTCATAAAGGGGGGCCTGGGCAGATTTGGCTTGAGTGTTTTAAGCCAAGCCTCTGCACCTCTGGGACAACCTTCCAAAGTTGCTAACTCCAGATACTCCAATGCGGTATAAACATGATCGGGGGGTGGGAAAAAACCTAACCCTCCCAGGCTCTGAGGAATGTAATACGGAGTACGATTATCCGGTACAACAAATCCCCAACGGGCGAAATGCGATAGTCTGGCATGTTGGATGCTGTTGAAAGAAATTTCAAGAGCTGCTCTCATCGCTGGACGGGTAGCCTCCAACGGCTTATCCCCGGCAAACATGTCGAGAAGAACCTTCCCCCTGGCCTCAATAGTATTTCTCCATTTCACATAGTCCTCATATTCCGCGATCTTGCGATCGTAGTTATTTCGAACATATGCTTCTTGTAGAAATCTTAGTTTTCCAAGTGTAGTTCCTGTCTGATGATAATCATGCTTGTTTTTTCCATCCAATTCAAGTGCGCAGTACTGCAGTGGTCCGGTATTACTATCGTACAACTGCTCACTGAGAACTTCTAGCAAAGGTTGATCAAAATCAACAAGGGCAATATCACCCCTGTCGACCTTTGCAGACACACCGCAACTTCTGGTACCCCCGGATATTAAGCGAGAGTTCACAGTCATTGCGTTTTTAAAAAGGGTGCGAGGTTCAGCATAACCTGTTTTTGTGTATTTCGTCCTAGATTCAAAGCTTCCGAAGAAGTATAATTCGGAGTTTATTATAGCCACATTTCTGTGAGTATAGTTCTTCCCCAAACTAAATTTAAGACCACACTGTTTAGTTACATCCTTCCAAATTTCATAATGATCTGTATTATAAGACCAAAAGAGAATATCATCGCCGTTTACACACATCGGGATCTCGGAAAGAACAAGAAATTCGTTCTTACCGAGAGAACCGATGCGACGGCAATATTCCTCATAAGCGACTTTCGTCGCCGCCAAATTAATAAGGCAGAGAATTGGAAAGGAGGATGGAGAACCCATTAATT